TTTCGGAGCAAAATCTTTATAAATATACCATCTTATCTTTCCACTTACATGGAAAAGAAAATTGTCTGTAGAATCTGCATGAATAGGAAAACACTTAGCATCTTTTTGATTAGAGCAGTATATATTAGCCTGCCCAATACCATAGTGTTTTTCAAACTCTCTAGTCTGATTCCACATTGTTTTGTTTAAAAATTCAGAAAGTGTAATAATAAAACTACTTCCATCTCTCCAAAGTTTTAGTAATTCTTCTCTAGTTTTCTTTTCTGGTGATTTTTTCTTACACCATTTGTTACCATTAGGTAATACTACTTGTAGTTGGGGAGTTCTATCCCATGATTGTATATTGTACTGGTTTAGATAGTTATCTAATTCTTCCCAACTAAAATGATTTGCAAAAATGTTTTCTTTAGACTTAATCACAAAATGTTTCTTATCTTTATATTCTTCTAAAAAGCGTTTAAGTCCAATCGGCTGTAGTAATTTATCTAAACTAAGACTACTATCCATTTTTTCTCATCTGTCTTACTATATTAGCATAGTCCCACCATACTTCCATTAAATCTTGTCTCCAATGAGTAGCTTTAGCAAAACAATTATACCTAGGATGCCATGGTTGATAGCTAAGTCCTGTTAAATGTAGTTGCCACATAAAATCTAATGACATTTGAGGTTTCTGCCAAAAGTCTCTCATATGCTGGTCTGGTACTACTATTGAGGGGTCTACTCCATCAAAACAGTTCCATCTTGAATCTAATGGTTCAATGTATTCTTTTGACTCTTGTTTAAATGGCATATTTAATTTTTCACCAAATTCCCACTTATAACTTTTACTAGTTTTTGCACTCCATTCTTCCATATCTTTTATACTATCCATATATGGTTTTGCTTTCTCGCAGTCGAATAACATTACACTATCACACCACCAACCTCTTGGTACACCTAAGTCTGCTCCTTTCTTTCCATTATCTTGCTGAGCATCCCATACAAATCCAAAAGGTTTGCCATTCAACTTAGTATTAAATAAATGAGAAATATCTCTAAAGTTTATCATATCTACATCTGTATATAAAGCTCTACCTTTAAAATTACATAGCTCTGGAACTGCATATCTAAAGCAAGTAAAAGGTGTCCCCCAATATCTTCTATCCCAGTTTGGAAACATTGATGGTCGTAAGAATGTTATCTCTATCTCTTGATTGCTCGGCAAATTTTTATAAATAGAATAAAGATATACCTGTTCAGCTAACCAATCTTCTTTCTCACTTGTGCCTATAAATAATCTAATCGTATTTGACATATAATATCTTTGCTCCGTTTGATGCGTGAATAGAATGAAAAAACTTATTACCAATAATAGCACCTGTATCACAATGCAAAGGAGTATTGACTACATAATGTTTTTTCCAATTAAATTGTTCGTAGTTTGGTATATCTAGAGTCTGGTCTAGATTATTTCTATCTTTTCCAATTACTACTGAAGCATGTTTTTTATTTAAAGAAAATATTACTACTGTACTTCTAATTGGTACTTGTATTGATTTTTCATTTGCTTCCATAGCAACAACCTTTGTAGGTTTTCTACTATCAATTGGATGTTTAAGTAAATCTAAAAAATGTTTTGAATGGTTATACCACTTAGGATAAGTGAATGAATAGTCGTCTAAGTTGAAATGTTTTCTATACAATGGTACTGCATGCCAGAAAGGGAACATTGTGTCTCTCATATCAAGAGGAAAATCTAGTATATCAAGAGCAATTTCTTTAACTTCATTATTAAGCTGTCTAATCATTTAATATGGTGCTCCTGCACCTCTAAAGAATCCTACTATAATATCTCGTTTACCTGATATTAGTGGTCTAGATTCGTGTTCATGTATTGATGTAAATATTGTAAGAGAGCCTTTCTCTCTAATTGTAGGAAAAGAGTGTCTAAATGTTTCTCTTTGTTTTAAGAACTCAGGTGGGAAATTACTATCTATAAAGACATCAGGAGTAGTATAGCTCTCTACTATCTCTAAATCACCGCCCTCATACTCATGACTATGGCTCAGTTGAATACTAAGACTTATCTTTCTAGTAGTCATTCCTGTATGGATTTCTTTCAACCCAGGTCTATAATCTCTATGAGCTCTAAAGTGCATCCCAGGTTCATCATATCGAACCATGTTTATTTCGTGCATCTTTCTTTCGTCGTAGAGATGAAACTTATATGTGTTATTGTTATATAAGTCTACTGCTTTCTTTAATTTATCATAGAATGGAAACTCTATCCGACTTCTCTTTTTACACTTGCGTATTTTGGAGTTATAACCACTCCATCGTGTTGCCGCTAAAGGCCACTTCCTATCCTTGTTTATCTCATAAAGCTGAGTTATTTCTTCATCAGATAAAAAATTAGGAATATGTCCTACTATGTCATGTTCTTTATGTACACTAACTTCTAGTTTCACTTATTTTCTAATTGTTCAATTCTTTTTATTAAAGTATCATACCCATCAAATTCTTCGATACCGCACTTGGGATGAGCCCACTGCTCTAAAACTCCCACTCTATCTTCAAGGTGCTCACACCAATCTTCTTGTTCCTCAAATCTATTCTGTATAGTTGGATTACTTTCTAATATATCATTGCCTTGTTGCATGATACGAAAGATTCTCCACTTCTGCAGAAGTTTTCTAAACACTATTAACATAGTCACATGCTTCTTGCCATGCAACTTTATTTGTACTCGGTATTGCTAACTCTAGAACACACCTTGGTTTTTTGTTGTAATTTCTATCTGCCATCCAATCATCTATTCCGTCTTGTTCTCCTATGAGTAGTGTCCAGTCAGCATTATATACTGAGTGTTGGTCTGGTATCTTTTTATATCTGCCTTTTGAAACATATCTAGTTTCTCCACGACCTGAATTATGAATAAATCTAAGGAACATTTTACCTTTTCCTTTGCTGTTATTCCATCCAGTCCAACCCCAATAAGGTACTTGAGCCATGTATGTGTCCCAATACCATTGTTGAGTACCAGTCTTACTGCAAATAATATTTCTAAATATATTTCTTAATCTGCCGAAGTCTACTCCACCATCAGGTGATTCTCTACCTACATAATCAATATTATTTGTTAACTCGTGCTTACCATCATTTGCAGCCATAGCTGTGCGTAGTCTTGCTAAAGTTATGTTAGGTTTAGGTGCTTGATTATAACTTGCAGGCTGTTTGTACACAGTCCTTGCCATTAAATCCAATCGAGTAATTACTTCTCTGTTTCTAATTTTTAGTGCTTGTATCATTGTTTAGTGCTTCTGGGTCTGTCACTTTTTCATAGTAAACTACGACCTCTTTGAGTTCAGTTATATAACGCTTTAATTCTTGCATATTATATGACATCAACTCATAATCTGGTATGGACATAGCTACAAATACTACTTGTCCATGTTCTTCTGTTAATCTTTCGTGAAACTCGTCAATGTTTTTATCACTAACTACATACCATAAAGGTAGCTTTAAATCTATTTCTCTTGGTAGAACAGGTTGTGTTATTATCCTGTCCATGGGCTTTGCTGTTACTTCTATTTGTTTAGTTGGGATTAGACTGCAACTCGACGCCATCATCAAGGCTATCAATGGTGCGACTAATTTCTTCGATTGACTCAAATACATGTTTAGTTCCTTTGTTTATCTTTGGTTCTAGCAACCCAGGCTTTGCTGATGCTAGTTTTGTTAAATTGTGTCTCTTAAAGATGTCTAGGTATCTATTCATCTCTAACTGAGCTTCTTGGGACTTCTTTTGAAGTTCGCCTAGTTGTTGTGTTTGCAATGCAAAATCGTTCTGCATTGTCTTTATTGCTTCTTCCTGAGTAGCAACTGCTCCTTCAAGTGCCATATTATTTGCTGTTAGCACTTGGTTTTGTTGGTACAGGTAATAACTACCTAGACCCAACACTAATATAATTCCTATATAAAGTTGGTTCATTATAACTCCTTAATTTTATAATTGAGCCCTTCAGCTCCTCGTATCTCTACTATATCGCCGTCTTCGGTTTTGAACTGAAGATACTTATCTTGCTTCTTATAAAACTTTGCGACTATAAATGTTTCATCATCTGCGTCACCATATACTGAATTATAACTTACTGTAAGTTCGTAGTAAGATAGAAATAGATTCTTAAACCAGAACCACCAATCATTTAACTTCTCTAAAAACTCTTGCTTAGACATGTTCCCAGATTGCTCCCTGATATAATAACGCTTCTGCTTCTCTTCTTCGCACTAAGCCATCTAAAACTTTTCCACCTGCTTTGTTCCACCTTTTGATTTGAGCAGGTACTCCAGCATGGTCGCCAGAGTTGATGACTTTCAACATTGTTGAAGCTTTGAGATTTCCATTACCGAGATTGAACACCCAAGACACAATTGCATCGAATTGATTCTGAGAAAGTGGAACCGTTACCGCTGTGTTCACGTAAGTTTCGTACTCCTTCATCTCATGGTTAAACATTTCATCTGCTTCTTCTTGTGTTATTGTATCGCCCATACTTACGCCTTTTATATGTCCATAGCCGATTGTTGGAACTCCTGCAGCACATTTATATGCTGTAAGTTCGCATCCTTCAAATTTTTTAATTAAGCTCTTGCCTTCTTCTGATATTGTCATAGTTTTCCTTTTTAAAAATCGGGGGAGAATACACTCCCCCATGTTCGTTAACTTACTAAACAAGTGGTGCTAATGCTAAGAAGGTAATCGCACATATACTTAATAGTAATAGTACTTCTCCTGTTGCCTCGACATCTGTTTGTCTAATTCCATCTCGAACTTTAAAAGCTAGTGCTTTCATTTTATCTCCAATATTTTCCTTTTAGAGTTTGGAG